GAGATTGTTAACTACTTTCAGAAATTGGCTATTGGAACTCTCGAACCAAGAGAAGTTTATAAATGGTATTGTGAAATCCTACCAAAAGGTAAAAGATTCAACAAGTATATTAAAGGTAAGAAAGATAAGAAATATGATCCAGAGTTATTAAGTTTATTAACACATCATTTTGAGTGTAGTAAAGTAGAAGTAAAACAACATCTTAAATTAATTGATAAGATTGAATTAAAAGAGATATTAGAAAAGTATGGTAAAGATGAAAAAACAATAAAGAGGTTATGTAAATGAGTAACATACGAGAAAATGATTTAACAATGACTGAAAGAGACTTAACAGTTACCAAACAGCCAATTGTAGAACAGATGGAAAAAGAATGGCCTGAAATGACTGGTGAGTTTAAAAGATTACAAAGGGAACAATATGAATTGTTTTGTAGAAAACAACACGATTATGGTCCAGGTAATATTTCAGTTGGAACACAATTACAAACAGATGATGAAATAAAGTTATCATTGACTGGATTGTGGTTTAGAATGAATGATAAAATCCAAAGATTAAAAACATTATTAATGGGTAATAAAGAGTCAGCAGTAGATGAACCAATAGAAGATGCATATTTAGATGTATCTAATTATGGTATTATGGCGACAGTAGTTAAAAACGGAAAATGGGGAAAATAAAATGAATCAATTAATAAAAGCAGCAAAAGATGCTTATCAAGCACAAAGAACAGAAGCATTAGCACATTTGGATTTATTATTTAATGATGCTACAATGATAGGGGAACATACTGATTTACTAACTGAAGTAAAGAAATGGACAGATAGTTTATCAACTGCAGAAGAAAACTTAGAAACATTGGATAGAAACTTTGACATTAATCAATCCAAATAAAATAACAATAAGAGAAATCTCTAAAAAGATAGCTAAGCAAATGATTGTAAAAAATCATTATAGCCACAAGTGGACATCTTGTAGATATGCACTTGGTATCTTTTATGAAACAGATAACGAACACACATTCTTTGACGAGAAAGATGAGAAGTTGGCTGGTGTCGCTATCTATGGTTATCCTGTAGGTAGGAGTGCTCCTAAATCTATTTCACCTGAGTTAAAGGAGGAAGAGGTGTTGGAGTTAACAAGGTTATTTATCTTTGATGATTATGGAAAGAATACAGAAAGTGTAGTTCTATCCAAAACATTCAATTGGTTAAAAGAAAACGCTAGTGAGATAAAAGTATTAGTAAGTTATTCAGACCCAGAACAAGGACATTTGGGTATTATCTATCAAGCTACGAATTGGATATATCAAGGTAATAGTATAAGGTTAATGCCTAATTATGCTATACGACTTACAGAGGATAGCGATTGGATGCACTCACGAAATGTTACAACAAAGTTTGGTTCTCATAATTTAGAAAAATTAAAGAAGGCTGTTGGACATACATTTTGGAGAAAGTTAGAACCTGAGAAACACAGATACTTATATCTGTTATGTAGTAAAAAGGATAAGAAGAAGATAATGAAGACTCTAATACATAAGGCTAAACCTTATCCAAAGGATGCTTATCAATTCTATCCTGAAATACAAACAATAGAAGTAGAATCAAAGAAGAAGTTTTATGAATAAAAAACAAAATAAAGCTTGTTTAATACCAGGAAAGGTTGTATATTAAAGTATGGGAAGAATTAGTTATAGTCAATTATCAATGTTTAGTGAGTGTCCTGAGAGATGGAAACTCAACTATATAGATAAGTTACGAGTATTTGAAACAAATATATTTTTAATATTTGGTACAGCAATGCACGAAGTAATACAAACTTGGTTAGAAGTTATGTATAACGATAGTATAAAGAATGCTGATAAATTAAATCTTGAACAAAGATTACACGATAAACTTATTGAAGGATTTAAAAAAGCAAAAGAAGAAGAGGGTAAAGACCCTTGTACTAAAGAACAATTAAAAGAGTTCTTTCAAGATGGTATAGATATACTTGATTTTGTTAAGAAGAGAAGAGCTGATTATTTCAGTAAACGAGGATACAAACTTATAGGTTGTGAAGTACCAATTGATGTAGATTTAAGAAAGAATGTTAAAATGGTTGGTTATCTTGATATAGTTATATTAGATGAGTATCACAACATATTAAAGATTTATGATATAAAGACATCCACACAAGGTTGGAACAAGTGGCAAAAGAAAGATGAGAATAAAACTCAACAGTTATTATTATACAAACAATTTTATGCTAAACAATACAATCATCCAATAGATAAGATAGAAGTGGAATACTTCATCGTGAAAAGAAGACTATGGGAGAAAGCTATGTTTCCACAGAAGAGAGTACAGAAGTTCTCTCCAGCAAGTGGTACTGTAAGTATGAACAAGGTAGCTAAAAGATTAGATACATTCTTGGATTTGGCATTCGATGACAACGGAGAACAAATAACAGATAACATTATAGCAACACCAAGTAAGAAAGCTTGTAAATGGTGTGAGTTTAGAAAAACAGAACATTGTGGTGTGGGAGTATAATGAAAGTAGCAATCGTTGGTAGTCGTAGATATGAGAACAAAAAGAAGATTAAAGACTTCGTATTTAAACTCAAAGAACAATACGGAACAGATACGATTATAGTTAGTGGTGGGTGTAAGATGGGTGCTGATAAATATGCTAAGAAATATGCATTAGAACTTGGATTACAATACGAGGAGTATCCACCATTTCACGATGTACATAATTTATATTGTACAATGCCTTCATCAAGATATAGTAGACCATATAGTATTAAAAACTTCCACGCACGAAATAAGATAATTGCTGGAACATCAGATTTTGTAGTAGCTTTCATTCCTGAGGGGATTATTAGTGACGGAACATTGTCTACATTGAACTACGCAAAAAAGTTTGACAAAAAAAGAATAATAATTTCATAGTTTTTTTATATATCTATATACTTATATGTGTATATATGATGGAGAAATAATATGAAAAATACAAAACTAACATCGGTAAAAATATTAGAAAATCTATATGAAAGATTTAAACTAAATACTGTGAACACAAAAATGACTTTACAAAAACTAACAAATCGTTCAGTAGATAGATTTTTACAAGATAAGAAATTTAGAGAAGAAATAGAAACATATGATAATTTAAATATAAGTGGAAGCAACTTTTAATTAGGAGAAAATAGGTTATGAAAAAGAAAAAAATCTTACTCTTGTCTGATGACTTGAGAATGCACTCTGGAATAGCTACTCAAGCAAAAGAATTTGTGATGGGGACATTAGATAAATATGATTGGGTTCAATTGGCTGGAGCAGTAAAACATCCTGAAGAAGGTAAAATATTTGATATGAGTGAGGCAGTTAGAAATGAAACAGATATAAAAGATGCCTATTTAAAAATATATCCTGTATCAGGTTATGGAAATCCTAATTTATTAAGACAAATATTAGAAATAGAAAAACCAGATGCTATCCTACACTTCACAGACCCAAGATTTTGGATATGGTTATACAATATGGAACATGAGATAAGACAACATATTCCTATTATGTATTATAACATTTGGGATGACATACCAGACCCTTTATACAACACAAACTTTTACAGAAGTTCAGATATGTTAATGTCAATATCAAAACAAACTTATGGTATCAATAAAAGAATACTTTCTAAGTATGGTTATGAAGATTGGCAAACTAAATATGTTCCACATGGAATCACCGATAAAAGAATATCTAAAATAGAAGATAAAGGTGATACAAAATTTAGAGAGTTTGAACAAAAAATGGGATTAGATAAGTACAAATATAAAATACTTTTCTTAAATAGAAACATCAGAAGAAAATCACCTGGTGATGTTGCTCTTGCTTACAAACATATGATGGATAAATTAACACCTGAACAAAGAAAAGATTGTGTTTTTGTTTGGCATTCACAACCATCTGATGATAATGGAACTGATATGAGAGCTGTTTGTCAAACACTCTTACCTGATTATCCAGTAATTTGGACATATGATAATGGTGGTCCAATGAATGATGAAGAAATGAATTTTTTATACAATTCTTGTGATGTTTATATCAATATGGCTTCTAATGAAGGATTTGGATTAGGTAGTTGTGAGATGTTACATACGGGTGGAGTTATCGTAGTTAATGTAACTGGTGGATTACAAGACCAATGTGGATTTACTAAAGAAGATGGTACTTATCTAACTGCTGAAGATTATGTTGAGTTAAAATCTAATCACAGAGGTAAATATAAAGAACATGGAGAATGGGTTAAACCTGTATTTCCAAGTAACATATCATTGGCCGGTTCACCTATGACACCATATATTTTTGATGATAGGTGTCAGTATGAAGATGCTGGTAATTCACTTTTAGAATGGTATCACGTAGGTTCTGAAGAAAGAGAACGATGTGGTGAAGTTGGAAGACAATTTGTTT